CTTCAATGGACCTTCGTTAGAAGGATCCTACCTGCTCTGAAAGAGCAGGGACCCACCTGAGCTTGATGCTGACGGACTCAGGACGTCCTGAACGTTCAAGATGTCCACTATCGGCGACTGGCTCATCGCTGTTCCTCTGTTCGAGGGATAGCAGGCACTTCAGCAGGGACCCCTCGCCACTTGCCTCTGAGGCAGGTAGCTTGGAATGGGGCACATAGGCTCTCACAAGGAGTTGCTGTGTGTCCCTGTCACGCTTCGTTCCCTTTGGGGGAAAGAGGCTGTGACGTCCCAGCGCGGCTGAACTCGATGGAACGACTGGGAAATGGGGAAGTATTTCCTCAATCTTCTCATCGAGCCATCGGCACGTCTGCCACAGTCCAACGTGGTACAGTTGGTTTCTGAGGCTGACGAGCGAAATCAGCTCTTGAGCGTCCCTCCGTGAGGAAGGGAATACCCGACGGACTCGTACAGGTGTTACCACCTGGCCGTCGTAGTAGTCACCTCCGCAAGACTCTCTGAACTTCCCTGTCCAGAATGACTTGCCAGTGTTTACCCGGAGACCAAAATCTTCGAGTTCACTGATCACGGACCGCACACTATCTACGGGAACGATTATATCGTCTCCGTAGACGCGCACCTGGCCTACCAAGTCTTTCAGATCTTGGTAGGTCAACTGGCGGCTGAGCGACTTTTCGATCCCGATTAGGGAGATGATCAAGAAGATCATCGCCTCTACGGGAAAGCAAAGCGCTGAACCCATCGACGCGAACTTGGCAAGACGGATTGTCTTACCAAGTACATCAGCCTTCCGAGATCTGGTCGCATCGATCCCCTGCAACAAGTGAGGGAATCGAGAGAACAGCTCTCGTACATGCTGATTCGAGACGCGGTCAGAGGCTTCACTCAGGTCGAGTGTTGCCAAGGTTCCCTTCCGGGAACCATCCTCAGCCATCTGTCGGTTGACAGACTGGTCTGAGAATCCGATGAATCGAGAGAGAAGTGAATCACTCTCGATTCGACCTACGATCAAGCTAGCGAGGGCCTGTTGCATATACTGCATGCAGGTTGGCTCAATAGCAATGATCCTAGGCGTCTTGAGCGTCTTAGGGACGGAAATGACCCTGACGGGCCGTTCCCTCCCAGGTTCGAGGAAGTCAACACTGTCACTGAGGTAGTGATACCTCAGGCTCGGAACGGCATACTCCGTAAACGGAAATATGCGTTCCAAGCGCTCGGTCCACTCAGACTGATCATATTTCGCGTTTCCGCGAACATAATCAGCAGTGGCTCCGGGACCGTGTTTCGGCAGGATATTCCCTTCATAGACGAGTTTGTCTATGTCGGAGAACGCCTGGCCGAAAACGAGAGAAGTCAGTCGCGCGAAACTGGAAGCAGTTTCACGTGACATACCACTGACTCTCCGGACTTCCTGCTCACACTGGATGTACTTACGCATCGCATCCTCAGTCCTTGCATCGCTGCAAGGAATGAGGATCTTCCCGAACATCAGCGTGAGCTGACGAATCGCGAAGATGGAATCGATGCATGGGTCATCCAGCAGCCGACCAGTACCACGGTCGAACACTCGATCTAGGAAACCTCCTAAGAATAGGGGGAGACCACCTTTCCTCTT